AAAAGGGTTGGAAGAATTACCAGGTAATGATAGATATACATTTTATCTAGCGAATAGTTACCGTGATTATGGTAATAAAGAAAAAGCAATTGAAAATTATAAAAAACGTATAGAAATTGGTGGATGGCAAGAAGAAGTATGGTTCTCATATTATTCAATTGGTAAATGTTATAAAGATATGGGTGATATGGCGAATGCGATATTTTATTGGATGGAAGCCTATCAATATTTTCCAGAAAGAATCGAGAACCTGTATGAAATCGTGAATTATTATAGATTAATCGGTAAAAATAGATTAGCGTATGATTTTTATGAAATGGCGGATTATATAAGAAAAAACCATACATCATCAGACCATCTCTTTTTACAAAAGGATATTTATGATTATAAACTGGATTATGAATTTTCAATCATAGGATACTATTGTAATCGACATGCCCATAATATTTATAAATCTTGTATGAAAGTTCTCGAAAATCCGACCGTAGATGAATCCACTTTGAAAAATGTTCTCAGTAATTATAAATTTTATACAGAAGAAATTCATAAATTCGCGATAGTAAAAGGAGAAAATATTCGATTATTAGAGAACATTGGTGAATCATTAAATATTGATAAAAACGAGTTTTTTAGTAGTACTCCATCGATTTGTTTCAATTATCAAAACCAACAAAAACCATCAGAATTGATGGTGAATGTTCGATATGTAAATTATAAAATAGGTGATTCTGGTGAATACATAAACAAAGAGAACATTTCAACTATCAATGTAATTGCGGTTCTCGATACGACCAAAGATAAATGGGTAAAAAAAACAGAATTCAAATTGAAATATAATGAATCCTATGATGGATTATATGTAGGTTTGGAAGATATACGACTTTTTATGAATAATGGAGAACTCTTTTTTAATGCGAATCGTGGTTTAGAATATCATAATATGGTAATTGAACATGGAAAAATAAACCTAGGTTCTCAATCTACTGAATCAAACTTGATAAAAAAGATAGACCAGAGAACCATCGAGAAAAATTGGACGTTGTTTACGAATCATCAAAAAGAAATGAACATGATTTATGAATGGTATCCATTAACGATTGGTAATATAAAAAAGGATGATATAAATCTAGTCGATGACAAAAACAATTCTTTGATGGAACTAAATATTACACATAAATTGAGAACACCACAATTTTTCAAATGGGTACGTGGTTCAACAAATGGAATCAATATTGGAAATGAAATATGGTTTATGTGTCATATAGTGAGTTACGAGGATAGACGGTATTATTATCATATATTTGTAGTTTTAGACGCAGAGACATACGAATTAAAAAAATATTCTAGAATATTCACTTTCGAAAAAGAGAAAGTAGAATATACTTTAGGATTTGAATATATGGAAGATACAAAGAGATTTTTGATAGGATATAGTATAATGGACCGTGAAACCAAATATGTTATGATACCCAAACACAAAATAGATGAATTGTTCAATAATTGAGAACCAAATATTTTACATAGGTGAAGTTTCAACAATCGTATTCAAAACGGCATTTTTACAAGCATTTCCAAAAGTACGACGATGCCATTGTGTGATACCAAATTCGGCTATGCCATCCAAATGGGCTTTTGTACCATAACCAACATTGGATTCTAAACTATATCTTTCATTTAAAACGGGATATTGAGAACATAATTGATAAATATATTCATCGCGTGCGGTTTTTGCCAAAATACTCGCTGCCGCAATAGACATGTATTTAGCATCACCTTGTTCTATAGTAACGAACGGTAATTCATATATGCTTTGTGTTTCATCATCGAATATTCGATATGGATTGAAATAATTACCATCGATTACTGCCATAAAGTCCGTATTTTTTGTATCAGTGTTTATTTGTTTCGTTTTTGTCATAATTTCACGAATACAATGATGCATTCCACGCATGGTTGATTGTAAAATATTTATTTCATCAATTGTTTTTTCATCAACCCACGTAACATGCCAAGCATACGCATGAGATTTAATGTATTCAGCAACCTCAAAAAGTTTCTTTTTAGAAGAGAATTTTTTACTATCTTTTATATCTTGACCAGAAAACAATTCCGGGTCTTTAGGTAAAATTACACAAGCAATATAAACACGTCCAAATAAACAACCACGACCAACTTCATCGATTGCTATTTCATATGTATTTTCATTATTATAGAAACGTTCTAATAATGGCTGTGTTTTTTTGGTTCGTTTTTGTTTAATAGTGGGTTCGTCAATAACGCTAGACATATAAATTATAATATATCAGTAATAATTATTATTAATATATTCAATTTTTTATTTTTATTCAATATATTTTTCGACATATACTGTATAAATAAATGGCAACAATTAAATTAACACCATTTTTATTATTTTTATTATTATTAATTGTTTTAGTAATATCAGTAATATTTGGTAATAAATATTCAAGAGAAGGATTCATTAATTTCCATAATGATAAAAATCCGATTAATGAGGTATGGATTCCACAATATTCGAAAACAAAGAATGTAACCAAAATTTACGATAATATATTTTATGATACTACAAATGGTAATTTAATTGAATTAGATGCTTCTGGTTTGACTGGTGGTGTTAGAAGAGAAAATGATACTGATACTAGTGGTTCAAGTATAAATAACATTTTAGTAACACCTCGTGACGCTAGATATACTTTCCTTTATAGAACTGACCTCTCGAATGGAAAAGTTATTTCACAAAATATAGATATTGGTTTGAAATCAACTTTAGATAAATCATTTATAAGTTGGGCTTATCCAAGTCAATGTGTCAATACTGATAAATCTACTACATTTTATATTCCATGGAGTGATAGTACATATATAACAACATTACAAAGAGCTGCCAATAAAGTAAATGGAGTTAGTACATTATTTGGTCCAGGAAATACCATTAATAATATAAATATTGTTGATATTAGTTATGTTACTAATTATTACGAAGATAATGATACTAATAATGGAAAATCTGTTAAAGATTCTATGTATGATACTAGTCGTAATGTATATCAATTGAGTAAATATGTTAAATATGATACATTTAATTCAAGTTTAATTATACAAAGTGGTGATAACACAAATAAAAAATTAACTGTATATGATAGATACAAAACTAAAAGTGAAATCACTACAGTTCCTCCTCAAAACACAAACACTACAAAAACATCTACTATTCCAAACGTAGGATTTAATTCATGGAATGTATTTGATGTATGTGGTCAAAATCTAGTGATGTATTCATGTGTAGGATTAAAAACAGTTGTAGCATTAGCTTGTTATAAGGATAATACTAATACTAATATTACTTTAAAAAGTGTAGTAAGATTCAATGATAAAAATATTGTTGTAGCAGATGAAACGATGGATTCAACACAAAGCACGACATCATCATCAATAGTGCCCAATGTTCAAGCAACACAATCAACTACAACATCAACGAATTCAACAGATTCAATAGATTCAACAATATCAAATTTATTTCAGGAAGCAATAATTGACGCATTAAAAGATTCATTGACAGGAAATGGTTCAAATTGCCCAATTTCGAATTATTATAATATGAAAGATAAATATAATTGTAATAATAGTGAAACTGAATTTGATGATAGATATATTTTGAAATCACAAATTGTTCCACCAGTATGTCCATCTTGCCCGGCTTGCGCATCATGCTCAGCATCTTCATCACAAACATGTACAAACTGTGGTGGTAGTGGTGGTAGCGGCACATTAACTACAGATGGAAAATCAGTTGTAGATAATAAAGATACACGTACTAATCTAGCAGGAGCTATTTCAAATATAGGAACAGGCGCAACTGATGTAGCAGGTAATGTAGTAGATAAAGCCGGTAATTTGATAGATAAAGCCGGAAATATAATTTCTGGTGCTGGAACTGGTGCTGCCAGTCTATTAAGAGATACAGGTGCTGGAGCTACTGGATTATTGAGAGATACAGCATCAGGCGCAACTGACTTATTAAAAACTACAGCATCAGAAGCAAATAAACTAATTCGTGAAGCGGGTAGAGGTGCTAAAGACATATTAAAAGACCGTGATGATGACGACGATGATGATTATAGATATAGATATTATGATTCTCGTTATAGAAATAATGGAACAGTACCAATGATTCTTGGAACAAAAAACCAATACACTGACCATTATTCATACTATGGTACATTACCATACAAAGAAGGAACTAATTATATGCCTGTTACAGCGGATTTCAGTTCATTCCGTAAATAAATAATAATATATTTTGTATAATAAAAATTTTTTATACAAAAACAAATATTCGTAAAAAATCCAATATAAATAAATGATGACATAGTAATATATCTTGTAAAATGTCGAATATAAATTTCAATAATATATTTGAAAGAGAGCAAATTGCGAATGATATAAAAAATATATTATTATCATTCGATGATAATTGTAAAAATCTGAATTTTAAAAAGGGTATTTATATTTATGGTTCTCCTGGTAGTGGTAAAACACAATTTGTAATGAACTTATTAACTGAGATGAATTATGATATTATAAAATATGACGCAGGAGATGTTCGTAATAAATCGTTAATCGATACAATAACAAACAATAACGTATCAAATCGTAATGTTCTCGATATGATGAAAAAACAAGTTAAAAAAATAGCGATTGTGATGGATGAGATAGATGGAATGAATAATGGTGATAAGGGAGGTATTACAGCATTAATTAAAATAATTCGACAGAAAAAGACAAAAAAACAGCGATTAGAGAACATGACTATGAATCCAATCATTTGTATAGGGAATTACTATATCGATAAGAAAATAAAAGAGCTGATGAAAGTTTGTAATACATTTGAATTAAAAACACCCACTCACCAACAAATGAATAAATTATTACTACAAACAATTCCTACTATAAAAAAGAAGGGCGAATATAAAGATATTCTATTAAAATATATACAAGGAGATTTACGTAAATATATATTTATAAATGATATATTTCAAAAGAAACCTGAATTGATAAGAGATGAAAACTTAAATAATATATTTAATATCAAATCATATAATGAAGATTCGAAAAAAATTACACAAACACTAATAAATTATCCAGTTAAAATGGAACAACATAATCGTTTTATGAATGAAACAGATAGGACTATAGTCGCATTATTATGGCATGAAAATATTGTGGATGTTATTTCAAATAAACCTATCAACACAAGTTTTCCATTTTATTTAAAAATATTGAAAAACATTTGTTTTGCGGATTATATCGACCGTATTACATTTCAAAGTCAAATATGGCAATTTAATGAGATGAGTTCATTAATGAAAACGTTTTATAATAACAAATTATATCATGACCATTTTCCAGAAAATAAAGGAATATTCGAAAAATCGGAAATAAGATTTACAAAAGTATTAACAAAATATTCAACAGAGTATAATAATATGTTATTTATTTATAATTTATGTCAAGAATTGGATATGGATAAAAAAGATTTGGTAAATATGTTTCAAGAATTAAAATTTTTCAAAGGAGGAGATTTCTGTAATAATATAGAACAACTCAACGAGGTCGAAAAAATTTTCGAAGATTATAATATTTCGAAGTTAGATATTAAACGAATTTATAGATATTTAGATAAAAACATAAAAAAAGAAGTTATCATTTATGGTGATGATGATATTGCGGATGACGAATAATATAGGGTAATTATTTTATGTAAAAACATAAAACAATTATTATATGAAAAAAAATTACATGGATTTACATGGAAATATCGATAATAAATTCGGGTTCGCTTTTTGTTTTTGGTTTTGGTTTTGGATTTTCTGATGGAGTCATTTGTGCTGAATCTACTACTTCTATTGGAATTCTAGTATAAGATGATTGTGATAGTTCATTCTTATCAGTATCCATTTTATCTATTTTCATATTAACAATTTTAACATTTAATTCATCAATTTCCTTGTTCTTATCATCTAGTAATTTTCGCATATTGGAAACAGATTTTTCTAATTCAGTATTTCTCTCAGTAATTATTTTAACGATAGTTTCATTATTATTATTATTTTGAGTTGTCTGACTATTGGTTAATTTCATGTTTTCTATTAATTTATTTTTATCATTTAAATCATTTCTTAATTTTGAAAGCGTTGTTTCTAATTCTCTATTTCGTTCTGTCATAATCTTTAGAATGATTTCATTATTTGTGCTGGTTGTACTGGTTGTGCTGTTGTCAATAGTATCAACACTTGATTGTGGTTTTGATGATTGTAGCGCTTGTATGGTTTTTATTTTATCAGTTAATTGATTTTGTAAATTAGCTACGATATTATCTAATTCTGACATACGTTGAGCACACTGTTGGATATGTTGCTGTTGTTGTGTCATTATATTGACAACGTCCTGTTGAGTTAATTCAACCGGCTGTTCTCCTGGTCGTTGTAATACTATTGGTCCTGTTTGTTGGCCTTGTTGTCTTTGTTTCTCCATTTCTTCTTTAATCATCTGGTCTCTCTTAGCCTCAATCTCTTTAATTTGTTTTAATACTTCTGGTTTCATATTAGGATGACCTGGTTCATATTTTTCTAATAATTTATCAATATCTTTCATAAAAAATTTCTTTATATTAGATTCGCTTGTAAATTTAATAAAATCATCGACGGTTTTCGTCGATTCCTTGAAAAAATCTGGATGAGAATTATTAAACATTTTACGTTTATCAAATGTATTATGTTCATGTGAAAATACCAAAATAGATTTCATTGGGTCTAATTGTACAAACGGAATTGTATAATCTTTCAAAAATGCCCGTTCTTCGGCAAGTGCCGCATGGTCTTCATATCTTGTAATATTTAATAATTCGGCACGAAATGCGAATGTTCCTGCGGTAGCATGGTTAGGACCATAGGGCCCACATTGAATCATTTTTTGTACATGTTTAAAATAAATATATATTTCACTTGAACCAGCGCATAAAGCATTAGGATTTGCTTGTAATGTTTCTACCGCATGAGAAATTCGGTCTGGTGGATAATAGTCATCATCATCCATATAAACTATAATATTACCTTTTACAAAACTATGCATATAATTTCGCTTAGCACCCAAATTCATTCTTTCTTTTACTTCAAAATAACGGATTTGTGGTATATCGGCTTTTTCTATTAAATCACGAATTTTATCCGTTCCATCATCAACAATAATCCATTCTATTCTATTTTTTGGATAGTTTTGATTACGAAAACACTCGAACATGGTTTGAATAAATGGACGGCGATTGAATGTTGGAGTACATACCGATACCATCGGTACAAAATTTTTATTTGCTGGTTTCTTTTTTCCCATATTTATATTTTATGAATATATGTTTTTATATATATTTTTACAGATACATATAAAAAAATATATATTTTTACTAATTTATTTTTTTTCATTAAGATTATCATTCAATTGTTCTTGTGCTTCTTGTGCTTCTTGTACTTCTTGTATTTTTTCCACTACTTCAGCTGGTGGAGCCGATGGTCCTGTTGATATGGCATCTACCATTGGTTCAGCTGGTGGAGCCGATGGTTCCGCTGTTTCATCTATTGATGCTGATGTTCCTGTTGATATGGCATCTACCTTTGTTTCAGCTGGTGGTTCTGGTTCTGGTGCTGATGGTGTTGGATTTTTATTAGTATTATATTCTTCAGCAGTTTTCTTAGCTTCTTCTACAATTTTATTCACTTTTTTCTTATATACTTCTTTATCTACTACTTCTTTCGCTTCAACCGGAGGAGGTTCTTCGTTTTTGGTCTTGTTTTTGAAACTGGTATAACATAATACAGCAAATAATAAAATCAACATAGCATTAATACATAACAACGACGTCTTTAATAGAGGTGCTTTTATATTAGACATATAATCAATCGACGCGTATATTAACATATATATAAACGCAATCCAAAAACAATATTTATAAAAGAAATCAGAAACATAATTAATTATACGTATAAATCTATCAAAAATAGATGGTTCATCACATTCAGTCTTTTCTTCTTCTGATTTGAAACTAGTAAATTTATTTATTTCGATTATTTTTTTAATAATTTCTTTTGGATTAAAACCAGAATATGCGAATATTCCAAACAATGATGTAAATAATACATACAGCATTAACAAAACTCCTCCTACAGGAACAGAAATAAACAAAATAATTACAAAATGAATTATTCTAAAAAATATCATAAACAGAATACCCAGAGTACTCATTACTGCCATCTTTTGTGCTTCTTGTATCATATATGGAACATCAAAATAAAATTCGAATGTAACCATATGTATTCCAAATAAAAATACGACTATTGTATTTAGTGCTGCTACGATAAAATTTCGTAGGTCCAACATTATAGAATCTACTATAAACATTTTAGCCATGCTCATACAATTATTAATAAAGTAAATCAAACCAAAAAATAATGTCATAAAACAAAAACTAGGATTCATTATTTTAGAAAACATATCAGGAATATTTTTTACAAAATACAATTCGAATTTTTCGGGTATAAACATGGCGAATTGGAAAAACATATAAATTAATTTCAAAAAATAGTTATTCTTTTTAGCATTATACAAACCTCGTCTTGTTATATCGAATAAATTAACTCTAGAATTATCTTCTTTATTTCTATAATACATTACAAAAAACCAATTATATACAGCAAAACAACTGAACACGATAGAAATAAACCAACTAATATATTTTTTTAAAATCATAGTATCTGATCCCTCATTTTGTATGGTAAATCGTAATTCATTTAATTTTTCTGGTGTAGCTTCTTTCGGGTCAATTCCCAACGAATATGCTTTCAATTGTAAATCGGCCTCTCTCATTTTTTTCCGTTCATTTTCCGAAATTCCTTTACCTATTTTACTAGCTTGATAACTTACTTCCTTTCTTTTAGTTTCAAAATCACGTAACCATTTTGGCGGAATTTTTTTTTTATTGAATTGTTCAAAAGATAATGCCTTACGTATAGTATCCGCTAATAAATATGTTTTTTCATCAAAGAATTGAAACGCTTTATTTATGATTCCAATCAATCTAGCCCTAGGATCATCAGCATTATTTTTATTTTCATTTACAGAATCACAACCATCATATAAATTCGGATCGCAATTTTTCTTATAAATATCTTTTTGTTTATATTTTTCATAAGCATATTGTTGATAACCTTCGATAATAGGTGGTTCTTTATTTTTATTTTGAGTTATTTTATTTTGAGTTATTTCAGGTTCTTGATGAATATTTTGTAATTCCTCTATATTTTTAAAATTATTCAATTGTTTCTTTTTCTTTTTTTTTATCGTTGTTAATTTATGTACCATACTTTCAGTTTGAAAATTCTCTATATGTTTT